GGTGGACTGAATGCAGGATTTCTTTCGTATTTCAAAGATGTCAACGTCGGCATCGAAAAAGTAAAGGCGGTGTATAGCACATTGAAAAACAAAGATGTGTATGAATATTTTCCTATAACCAATTCTTTATTAAACACTGCACCATTGCATCAAACAATTACAAATGTCATATCGAAATATAATGATTCCGTCAAAGAAACGCTGATTGGTACTACGAATCTTTATACTGGTAAATTAGACACATATTATTACAATTCTTTAGGAAAATCCGACCAAGTTAACTTATTGATGGCAACTAGCGCAATACCTGTTATATTTCCACCTATACATTTCAACAACCAGTTGTATGTCGATGGCGGCGTGATTACAAATGAATTATTGTCGGAAATTCGCGCACCTCGTTATATAAATATTACATTTATTACTCCATATTCCGAATTAACTTCGAATTACAATTTAACCTCGTTTACCGAAATTGTAAAGCGTAATCTGGAAATTTTAGGGACGTTTAACAATGAGTTGGGGAAAATGGTATGTGATATACCAAGAGGCGAAATCAATATGTATTTCATTGACTCATCTTTAGTTTATGGATATTCTTTGTTAGATTTCGATTACGGTAAAGAATTACACGAGATTGGATATAACAATTTACAATATATTAAATATCCTTTATGTTGAATATATATGTACAAAATGCGCAAAGTGTCGAGACGAAATTGTTATAAAGTATATAATGTAAAAACTCGCAAGGTTCACTCGAAATGCACGAGTAAAATAAAGGCGAAACGGCAGATGCAATTATTACGGGCAATACAACATAATCCCAATTTTATACCTCATTTAATAGTATGAGTTTCGCTGAAGTTTGCGTTGTTCCGACAGTTACAATTGATACGCCGCATATTCGGTTATTAATGAGATATATGACACATCCTGATAAGACAAAACTACTAAATGATTGGATGCGTTCTAACGAGTTTTATAACGAATATATTATACCCCAATATTGCCGATTTAAAGGATACGTTGTGGCCGAATTTATGAATAACCGATTGCAAGCCGATATACTATCAGAAATATCGGAATTGCCTTATCGAATGGGAATGTTTATTATTACAGAACGCAATGGCTCATCCGTTACGCTACGCTCGGTTGAGCCTATAATTCCCCGACCTGAAGTGATTATATGTAATGTTGAAATTCCTCTGCCTCCAATTATATATAATTTAATTATTAGTTTAGCACTTGACAATTATATGCATATGGAACCCGAATTTAGAGCCCAAACGTTAATAATATTCGATTTATATTTGTATAGACCTTCTCGTACTGACCAAGTGTCATTTCATAAAGATAGTGGACAAAACCGACACGGCAATACCCCTCGCATACCTGAAATTGGTTCCGAAAATGTTGACTTTGTTTCATTATTATACTTGGCAGATACCGACGCAGCATTTAGAGGCGCTACGTTCATAGTCGACGATTTACACGTGGTTAGAAACGCAAACCAATTATCATTAGCGGTAATGGCTGGAACAACCGTAATGTTCCGCGATTATGCGTTTTATCACGGTACGCCACAATCGGTTATTCCAACAGATAACGAAAGTACACCCATATTTGCACACGGACTTAACTTGATACACGAAGCGCCTGCTTTGTCAAACCGTATAAAGGGTACGCAAATAGAACACGAGATTAATAATCCACCGCAACGGCGATTTTTAAGAATGCATTTTGTGATTAACCCAATGCAAGAATATAAGCCGATTGGCGACCCGATTACATTAATTTACGATCCTGTTGTTATAACCCATAATAGCCATATACAGGTGAATGTTGAGAACGCTGGTCAACTAAATGCCGTGCTTGACGCTAAACGCGGTCCATTACAATTGTATTCAGTTGGCGGAACAAAAATGCGAAAATCAAATCGAAAAATAAGAAATAAAACTCGAAAAATAGGAGGCAACCATGTTCGTAATATTGATGTATGTTGTAAGACTTCAGACTATTATGCGTTTGCTAAACAAAATTCAGGATTGACGCTTAATTTGGAAGGATTAAAATAGAAACATAATATATGAGTGAAGTTACTGATGCCGATATGGCGTTAGCATTGGAATCGTTTTTACAACCGAGACTAAGCATCATACTAATTGGACACGGTCGGATTACGGCGAGAACAATCGACGCAAATATAAAGTTTTTACACAACAGTCTATTTTCGGAAAATATCGATGAATCGGAGTTTACTGAATATATGACCAGTTTTAGATATATATCAGCATGTCGGTCTGGAAATGTATCAACCAGTTCAGTTGATTCCACACTTCCTGACTTAATGAAAGAAATCGGAATTGTAAAGGATACTGACACCGATTTCATATTTGACCCTACATTAAATATGTTAGCGTCAGCCAAAGCCAAAGCGATGCCTGCGTCCGTAAAACGCGTTAAATGTAAAAATATGGATGAATCGGTTGCGATTGCTCGCATGAAAGACGACATCGAACGTACTGGGTCAGATGGATTATTTAGAGATTACAATGTTAATCTTGGTAATATGGATAAAATATATGAGTTCGATGCAGATTGTGAGCAAAATATATGGGTTATTAGCAAAGATAGACCAACTTCGCTACAAGACTATATTTTTATTGGATTATCTGACCAAGCCGCGCTCATATTAACTAACATTAACAATATAATATACAAACGAACCAAGTCAACAAAATTACCCTTATCCTTATTATTATTATTCGCGTTTAAATCGGGAATCGGATTTAGTATGATTGATTATTCTTGTTCGGGCGTTAAACACGAGTCTCACGCATACTCTCGTGCCAAACATATAAAACGAGACGCAATTCGTTCGTCCGCAGAACAACGTCGTCATCGCATATTGGAGAATCATCACATTCGCGCAACTCAATCAGTTAACCCGCTAATACGTAATATAATTAAAAAATCAAAATCTAAACGGGAAGATACATTTAATAGCATGCGCGCAAAAGGAAAAATGCGACGAAAAAGAAAAACGAAAAAACGGCGTTAATTACAAAAAAAGGACAAAGTCCAATTTTTTTGTTTTGTTTTTTTGTTTTTTGTTTTGTTTTTTTGTTTCTTTTTGTTTCTTTTTGTTTCTTTTTGTTTTATTTTGTTTTTTGTTTCATTTTGTTTCATTTTGTTTCATTTTGTTTCTTTTTGTTTTTTGTTTTATTTTGTTTTGTTTTGTTTTGTTTCATTGTTTTTCGTTTTTATTACAAACAATTAGTTGTCCCATTGAGCGAGTAATAGCATCATGTCAACGGGGTCGGTTTGTTTTTCAAAATCATTTGGCGGACATATCAATGACAACCCCAATTCGGGCGTATTAATATGACGCGATAAACTGGGTTTTTCCAGTTTTGCAGTTAATGCAGTGACTTGTTCCGTCAAGGCTTGGATGGTTGCACGCTGCGCTTCGATTTCAGCACGCTGCGATTTCAGTTCGGCTGTACATACGACAGAATCTGCGACAACTTGAGATAAATTCAGACGTGTTTGAGGAATCGGCTTTAGATTACGAGCCAAACGCCAGAATTCGTTCAATCCAGTTAACGCAGGGCCGATGTATAAGCAAAACGGTTCATTCTCAATTTTTGCCAAAATCTCGTAACAGAGTGGCGTCGACCACCAATCCAAATGAACAAACGCCGAACACATATTCGGGTTAACGGGTTCCAACTCGACGAAATCGACACGGATTACTAACCCAATTTGAAATGTACCAAATATATTGCGGACTGCTTCTTCCGTGAAGCGCGAGGAAATTCGTGAAATATAAAGACTTGTCATTTGTAATTTATCATTCATTTTAATCAAAAAAAGTATTTCAATTTTTTATCACCTTATATTAAATGTCAATCATAGCATTAAAGCGAAAAACGCAAAATACAATAAAAGTGGCATCTTCAGAACGAAGCAATTTTTCAATCAACGGCACGCATCGAAATCAAGGATATATCGGCCAAACCTCACTTTCGCAAAGTTTATCGCGGACATTGATGAAAGGCAATGTAATTAAAGGATATGGCGGGTGCTGCGGTAAATATAATATTGTGCCTTTAGTAAAAGCCAATGTGACGTCATTGAATGACCCTGCTGTCATAAAATCATCGGTTTTAACTACACGCGGATTAATACATACGAAATATAGATGGATATTGAGACCTCAACCGTTTTCGAAGACCGAAGAGATAACTGATTATGTAAATGATAACAGTCAAGGCGCGTATATTGCAAAGTTAGTTACCATATCCACCGCTGAAACGATAAAGGCAACTAAAGATAAAATATGCAATCAGTTAACAAAGACGAATTTGAATTGCATTCCATTCTCAACGCATTTAGCGCAAACTGATATATGTATGATTACTAAACCTGGACACATCACTATATCAGAAAGCGAATATTTATTAAAATTAAAATCAACCGAATACTGCACTAATAAGGTTGAACATACAAAACTCAATAGAACACCTTTTGGATGTTAAAAAAATTGATTTAAATATTTATATATAAATCAATTATAACAATGGAAGCAAAAGTCGAATGTCAGCCCGAATTTGATGAAGCCGAGTATTTAGAAACACTTACTCCGAAAGAACTCAAAGCCTACTATATAGCAGTGCAACATCTGGGCTCATCATTTCAATTAGACAAAAGCGTAGGGTTTATCAAATGGCAGAAAAAATAGGCATAATATATGTATAAATTCATTATTTTTTTATTATTTGTAATAATGTGCCAACTGATTTATAAAAACACAGAAGGATTCCAAACTGCATCGGCATATCAACCGAATGGTGCTCAAATGGCGTGCAATTATACGGACATAAATGGCGTCAATCAAACATTAACGGAAGATTGTGCATCAACCTATCATCACGAATGGAATTATGGGCGTGCCGATTATGACAATTGGCATACGTATGGATGCGGCGGTGCAAACAATACCGTACTTCAAAAATGTAACGCTAAAATAGACGAAGTAAACGCGCTTATAACTGCAGATGAGCAGGTTGATATAGCAAACGCTTCCGTAGGTGAACGTTTTCATCGTTTCCCATCCGTATCCAATACAGATACAAACGCAAAACCATATAATGACTCATCATTCTGTTATATTCCAGTTACAATGTATAATAATTTAGTGGACCAATTGAATATTATAATTAACAATAAATTGAATAGCGCGGCGAATTCGTATCCCGTTTTAAAAGCCGACGTGGCTAAAATTATGCCATTAATTACAGCATTTAAAACAATATCCAAAGAACCCTATGCAAACTCCAATGCAAATCCCGTTCCTGAATTCGTAAAATTCAAACTTACTGATATAACTCCATTAATGCAAACCTATTCACAATTATATTTAACAATATCAAATGACTTCAACGTATTAACCTCCACGAATAAAGCTTCAATTCTACAGGGTGCGGGAACCATTCCTGCCGCGTTCACTGCAATACACGATATTATAAATCAAACGCCCGTGCCAACTGAAACATCGGCGGTTGCTCCATCTGACGGCACGCCCATCACTATGTCGGGTCGAACTTCAGATTCAATATCATCTGACAAATATGCAGCATTTGCTGGATTAGATAAAGTACGCGACTCAATGCGCGACTCATCTAAATCATTGAATGACATGGCTGCCACCAAAAGCGCAATAACACAGTTACAAAGCGTATCAAATCAACATAACGTAAATATGGATAACCACGTTACTGCTGCGCAAACTGCAAAAACGTATTTATCTGAAACATTGCAAAAAATTGTAAATATATTACAAAAACCAACCGCGGTTGGACCAAAGGGCGCGACTGGCAATCGTGGACAAACTGGAGAGGATGGCGATGTTGGCGCAGACGGCGACGATGGTGACGATGGACGACAAGGTAATTCATTGATAGGTCCGCCTGGCGTAATGGGCATAATGGGACCACAAGGATATCAAGGATATAGTCGTCCGACATATCGCAACTGCGAATAATAATATATCGATATCATATGGTTTCATTAAAATTACTTATTATTTTTGTATTATTGATGATTTTAGGTTTAATGTGTTATCGACTTTTTTCTATAAAAGAATCAATACGTACCTCATCTTACAATGATAATACCTATTATTATATGTTAAGTTCAGAATATGATGATTTTTCAGCAAATCTACATAGATTATTGACCATAAGTCCAAATTCATTATTTAAACAACTTCCTTATTTATATCCAAAATACGACGCCGCAGTTCAATTAATTAACGATGCATTATTAATTCCAAACACGGTTGATGAAAATTTTATAAAAATTAATTTAACTATATTAATTCCATTAATTAATGCATATAAACAATTATGTCACAATATGCTACACGATTTAACGATTGGACCTGAATTATGGCAACACGCAGGTGCACGTAAATACGATGTAGACATTGCAATTTTTGGTTCAAATGCATTATATACCACTTTATATAAACCCATTATTATGCTATTGGATACGAATATACAAAAAATGAATCTGCCGACATTAGCCGATTGTGCAGCGGCGAACGGGACATCCACATTAGCCGTTTATGCATCACAAACTAAAGATAAAATTCAGGAAACAGTAAATAGTGCACTCAATTTGGTTTCGCAATCAACCACCGCGTCGGACGATATAAATACTTCATATAAAAGTATTAATACATCACATGACGCTGTAGTATTAAATGCAGCACAAGTTAATTTAAAATCGGGATTGGTGAATGACGCATTTGATGAAATATCGAATATAATGTCGACATTTAGACCGAAATCGCAAAAAATCGGTAAAACGGGACCCGACGGTAACGATGGACCAGTTGGCAAAAACGGGAAACAAGGACCAGCGGGCAAACAAGGCAAACTTGGCAAAATCGGAATAACAGGCACGCCGATACAGGGACCGCCTGGTCCGACTGGACCAACTGGACCGACTGGCACACAAGGCGTAAGTGGGGCAAGTTAATTATATAATGTAATATTATGACATATTTAATTATATTTATATTTATAATTTGTTTGGTTTTTACATTTTATAATCAGATTGAACCAATGACAATTACAGACAATCTGAATCTGGTAGAACAAAAACTGAAAACTGCAAATAAAGTAACGCCCGATTGTTCAAATGCGCAAATTGAATATACCGCCGATTATGCCGATTTTGGTGAATATTCGAAATATACAATGACTCGCGCATTAGACCAAGTTCAGCGCGCATTACCAGTCGCTGCTCAAACTGTATCGAATTCAACCGCATTACGCGATGACATAACTGGATTAAATAATCAAACCGCAAGTCGTATTAAAATGGCAACTAATACAACGCATCAAATCAGTGAGATGCAAGCACAAGCCGACAATTGGTTATCCGAGGTTACTGCCAATTATAATGCAAGTCGAGGACCCGTGGGCAAACAAGGAAAAAACGGAGCAAAAGGACCAAAAGGAGCAAAAGGCCCAAAAGGACTAAATGGTAATATTGGACGCGTGGGTGATGAAAGTGAACTCATACAGGGACCAATCGGACCAGATGGACCAAGAGGACCAAGAGGACCAGATGGCGTATGTCCTTCAAAACAACGTTAACGCGCAAATAACGACTTATAAAAATTATAACTTATTTTATCTTTTTGAAAATGCGCCTCATTTATTTTAGGTACAGGTTTCGGCATAGGTTGCAATAAATTATAATTTGCGATTTTACCCAAGAATATAAATTTATTTTGAACAGTGTCAGGTTCAACGGTTACCGTATAATTTTTGAGTTTAGCAAACGCCGCCGATTTGGGTAGTTTCATCTCAACTTTGATTGGTTTTTTTTCTGTATGAATAAAGAAATCGCGACATCTAAATATACGCACATATTTCATTGCCGCTGCATTTAATACATTATATGGTATTCCTTGCATATCTGAATAATACGCAAAACCACCTTTATATATATCATAATGCATAATAATATTACCACGTGGAGTATTTTCAAATATAACTCGAGTTTTCCATTCACGTTCAAGGTCGTTTTTATCCTCTATAAATTCGGCAAATTCCGCCTTATTATAAAAAATCGGTGGAATATTCGAATTACACGCCTCGATTTCGGTGGCAAATAATTGTTCTTGTATTTCAATATAGGTTGGCGGCGGCTTAATTGCTAAAATGGGTTTATGTGAAAACTTCGTTACGAAATATGATACCATATACGAATGGCTAATGTGTATTGCGACTAAACGTATCGTATTCCAAATAATATGCCACATTTGTATTAAATTATATTATATCTTTATACTAATTTTTCAACTTGTTTCCGTCTTTCTGCAAATAAATCCGCCATTTCCTTTTCTAAAAATGGAACTTTAATTCGGTCATACGTTTTATACGGATTATCTGGGTGCAAACATACTAAATATAAACCAACCACGCGTTTATCATATTTATGTTCTAAAATAGTCTTGTACACATTGAGTTGCAATGCATAATGCCAGAAATTCGAATCGGGAATATGTGAAATGCACGGGGTTTTCGCGGTTTTATGTCCAAAATCGTCGTCGTATTTGATTTCTTTGCTGCGTTTCCAGTCATATATTTCGATTGTGCCATCGGGGTTTTCGAAAATCATATCGATTGAACCCGATATTTTGATTTCTTCGTAATAAATCATCCATTCTGTGCGAAACGGTTTCAATGGAAAATCTTTGACGAATTTCATAAAATACTGGTATTCAACGCTTGTATTATTCTGCGCGTTTCCGTTATAATAACATTCGATGTCGTAGTGCATTTTGGTACCTGCACTTGCGGCTGCGTCTCGGTTCTGGTCCCAATCTGCTTGGATTTGTTCACGTGTCATATTGTAATATTTATAGGTAGGGTCGGCGCGTTTCCTGCTTTTCAATATACCATCAATTATTTTATTGGAATTAAATTCACCGAAATGATGGTGATTCCAAGTCGTGACCGAGGTATAACCTTGTTCGCCACATACGGTGTAAATATGCGGACCTTCTTCGAATGTAATGTCGGCGTCTCTCAAATGTGCGTTTATAACAGACAACATAATTTGTTATAAACTGATGTATTTATATACGAATCAATTTTCTTCAATTATAATATGCATTATGTGTTTGAATCTATATTTGTTGCAATATATACAACTACCTTATTTATCTTTCTTCAACGCATAAAAAATAAACTTTTATTATTATTTATATTAGGGTTTTTGAAACATTTTTTAGGATATGTTTTATACATACACGAATATTATTGTAATAAATGCGCAAACAGCGCATCCACGTTTGACCCCGTTTTTATACAAAGTATTGCAGAAGGGTGTTATTTTATGATTATAGGTTACATTGGATTTTCATTCATTCGCAACCGCATTTTTTTTATTTTCAGTTTGGGATTATGTACACATTTATTGAGTGAATGGATTGGCGTGCATACATATTTTTGTCAAAATAATTGTATACCATTATACCGCAATTTGAGTGAATAGCCATTTACGTATATCTCGCCTGCGTTGTTCGCCGTTTGTATTTAATCCTCCATTTATTTTAATCATATTAATAATCATTAACTCCTTGTCACTATTTTCGAATTTGGCGAGTTGGTCGTTGTTGAATTTACGCAAGAATAAATGACACAAGTTTTGAATCATTTTGTCGAATTCGTCTGGCGTCACAATTCGCCATTCGCCTTGATATATATAGAATTTATTCGGTTTTCGCAAAAATGCACAAATCGGACTATCTGTATTCAGCGTCGCCTTCATACACGATTTAATACCAAATGTCAAATCGTATTTATATACATCTTCTAAATGCGAAATTTCAACGACAAACGCCTTTATCCACGCATCAAATGGCATCGCTGGCACGTGTGTTGTTCGTAATATATCCATCACCTCGCGTTTCGTACGTGACGTATTTGCATTTTTCAATATAGCCATATCTTTCTCCAAATTGCTGCATTTAACCGCCAATTCTTGAATAATACGAAATAGTTGACGCTGTGACGGAAGCGGGTCATCCGAATCCGTCGTATTGCGAGCACGAAAGAAGAATTCGCAACACACCAAGTGTTTGTCGTAGTTTTCTTTAACTTTATAGGTTTTATTGCAATACGCACAATCCATTTTAATTTATAATATTATATTAATTTAAAATCAATTTTATGAAAATGTTATTTAGCAAACCTCTTACGCCATCCATTCCAGTTTATCACACGCCGCCTCCAACTAAATCGATGCCAATTTACCCGAATACAGGGCTTCGCGATATGCTTACAAATATGAAATCCGAACCTTGTCATAAATGCTAACTAAAAAATTGAAATAACTAAAGACACTCAAATGGATGCAATAAAATGCTATCACACGAACAAAATCTTGCGTTTGAAAAGTTTAAGGCAGGTCATAATTTATTCATTACGGGCCCAGGTGGAACTGGAAAAACCAAATTAATTCATCATTTAACGAAATACGCCGAAATGATGAATTATCCATGTCAAGTATGTGCATTAACTGGATGTGCC